CAGCATCCTTCGATGCTGACCCCGTTCAATAATGGACAATTTGGCAGCGGTTAAATGAGATGTGGTTGATGTCTTACGACTGCGCCGGATACGTAGTCACCGCTTCTAGTTTGGCATCACGTAAGTTATCCCGGTAAGCCACTAGCGACTACGACCCGTCATTTGCTTGATAGCAACTTTCTCGCCGATTTCGGGGAATTGCTGCAGCAGCTGTTTCTGCTGCTCGGCCTGCGCCTTCTTGCGCTCGCGTAAGCCAGCCTTGGCAGCTTCCTTGTTCGGCAGCGGCAGATTATCTATCGCGTATTCTCCATCGACATCGTTGGTTTTGCGCAAGGCAAATATCAATTGCTGAGCTTCATCAGCAAAGATCGGGCTAGAGGAATGGCTGTCCACTGTGATACGCCAATCCTGCGGTAAATCAGTTAAAAGGAATGTACTTTGCTCGACATCCTGAAGCGTATCCGACTTGGTCCAGAACTTGCGTTCTTCCTTAGCTTCCATCAGCGACGCTGTCAGATCACAACACACCGCGCACTGCCGTTCTACTAATAGCGCTCGGTCGCGCAAAGTTGGTGAAGCGGTTTTCAACAGCGTATTGGCATGGACGCCTGCTCGCACTCCTGACTCGCCCTTGCCCTGCATGATATCGGGAAATGAGCCGAGCATGTTGATGCTCTCAATCATGAATTTGATCGCCGGCAGCAATTCGGCCGGAAGTTTTGGCGTAATATCTTCAACGCCGCCTCCTTGGCCCAAATTCATAAAACCGGACACCCGGAACTGGGCATAAGCTTCATCAAGCACTGTATTGTCGCCCTTGAACGCAAGCAGTTTATCGATCTGAAGGCCGATCAACCGCTTGTAATCATCCACCCACTGCGCCAGCACGCCCTGCGGCTCAATCAGATCCACCAGCTCGCTGCGACCCCAGAACCAATTAGAAACCGGATTGGCCTGGATCAACCGATAAGGATGCGTATCCTTGATGCCCAAAAGGTTAGACAGTTTGAACCTGGTAATCAGAATATCCGGCTCGACGATTTGAATAGCAACATAACCATCCTCGCCCTTCACCCATAGTTCATGAAACTTGACAGTCGGCGCTCCAACTGTTGGTCCCATCACCGCATAATTAGGATCGTTGGCGATCTGAATGATGCCGCCAGGCAATGGCCGCGTCGACGACTGAATGCCGGTATTGAGTTGCGAGGTCGATAGTACCTGATGAAAAAAACTGTCGGGCTGCGAGCCTGATTGACCGGCTTGAGCATGCGTGCTGATCTGATTATAAAGTTTTTGCGCGTTAGGGAAACGGTATATGCGTTGCCACACTTCCGGCATGGTCAACGTCGACGTTTCACACAACGCTTCCATCTCGTCGATATCATTTTCGTCTTCACGATAAACCCCGAAATTCCAAGGTAAAACCAGCTTCTTCTTGTAAACTGGTTTCTTGTGTTCATCATCGCCTTCTTCTTCCGTCCACTGCTTCATAATGGCGCCGCCATACTTCAGACTTTCAAATACGCCGCGGCCAAACAATGTATCGGTTGAAGTTCTTTCCCATTGCCGGGTTAGATGCTTTGCGAAGACTTCGCCTCTTTTGATATCCGTGGTCGGATAAGAATTATCGAAATCCATCGCGAATTTTAATTCAACTGGCGAAAACAGATGCGAAGCTGTTCGCTCAAGATGGGTATTCATCATGTTAATGAGCGACTTCGTGCCATCGTAGCGACCCGTCTCGGCGATGGTATTAAGTAAGCGGTAATACGCCGCCCGCATACTTTGACTGATCCGACATGTTTCGATCAGCTCATTGGCAAATGCCACAATTTTGGTTTCGCCTGTTGGAATCGGGATCATGTTAGTATTCTTTCGACATTGTCTTACCGCCGGTCATTCTCTGAACAGCTTTGGGAATTGCGTTTTGTGTATGCAGCAATGATGAAACCCCGGCTCTTGGTGAAATGCCCTGTATTACTTTGCCGTTAACCGTAATAGCCCCGGTAGCAGTTCCGCTAGTATCGGCAGCGCCGCCGAAACCAACCGGCATGCCACGAGCCTGCATCGCCGCCATGTGCTGGCTTACTGGGTTATTGACCGGCATTACCGATACTTCGGCATCCCGCCGATCATTGAGGTTGGTTATCTTCAGATTAGACATCTCGCTAACCGGCACACCAGCCATGGCTGCCGCCATCTCGGCGCGCTGCTCGGAGCCATCCATGATCTGCCGCGCCACCGCGTCATTATTCTTAGATTTCTGGCTAAGGAAGGCCGGCATAACGATTTCATCATCTGGTCGATCGTTACCCATTTTGTGTGAGCACAACGGACAAAAATCGGGCCAGCCTTCACTGACGTCATACTTGAATTTCTTCTCACAAGCCGGGCATTTCAACACAAACGCTGCCATTTTTATTTTCTCACATAAGAACGACGCGCGTTCTGAACTCGGTAGAATTGCTCCATAAAACTCAGCATCCATTCGTCAGCATGCGTTCCGGACCTATCTGTTGCACGCCCATAAATACCTGGCTTGTGCCTATCCCACCAAGATTCTCTATTAGCTTCATACCACTGCCGCAACCAATCAGCCATAATATCCCCATCCGAGGTTGGTTCACCGCAGAATTCAGGCAGAGAAAACTCTATCATCGTCGTCCATATCTCCAGGCGTTACGCATCGCCAACCGCTGTTGCGCCAATCGCATATTCTTCTGCTGTCCCATGAATGACGCCATCATATTCTGGTTAAACATGGACACCTGGTCAACAATAGAACGCTGCTTCCGCGATTTCTCAGCCTCGCGAGTTCGCTTCTGGACAATTAAATTTCGTCTGACCCGGCTGTCCCAGTAATGCACCGCTAAGGCCGCAGCCAGCACACGATCATCCCGCAAGGCGCCTTCCGCAGCAATACTGTCCCCATCGCGCGCAATGGTCTTCATTTCTTCGATAAGATCGTGCGAACGAATATGAAACTGACCGTTTTGAACAAAACCACGTAAAGCTTCCAAAAGCGAAACCTTGTTGGAAACCGAGGTTTTCCAGTGCCAAGCCGAACCGCCTCCAGACAACGAATCCGGTCGGGCATAGATAAACTGCTTGACGTTCCGAAAGACGTTCTTGAGTCCCTGTTCCTCCAATGGGGCATAACCGTTCTCGATCTGAAATTTAAGCGATTTAAGCTCTTGTAACACGGCGCCGCCCGGACCGTTAAGTTCGAGAATATAATAAATTTCACTCATGGCCTCGTTACCGTACCATGCCATGATACCAGCCATCACCCAAGCAAGATGCTTGGTCGAGATCATGGAAAAGGCGTACTCAGCAACCTGGTCGACGCCATCGGCATAGCAACGCAATATCTGCATTGAAGAACGATCGTTATTCTCGTTCTCACCGAATGCTGGATCGCAACTCAAGACATAGACCGCTTCAGGCTGCGGCGCTTCCCATACCTTCAACTCGATGTTGCGGGTATTTTCGGCCTTGTATATTTTCAGATCAGAAAATTCAGTTCCTGGCAGAAACATATATGGATTAAATTTTCGACTAACGTATCTGTCAGTCTGGTCCTTTAGCTTTTCACCGGCAAAAAATATGCTGCCAGTCTGTTGAAAAGCTTCGTCCTCGGTCCAAGGGTCTTCCTGTTTCTGAAGCGAATTGCCTTCAAAACCAGCGTCAACATCACCATCATCGCGAGCAGCCGGATCAACCAGTCGGCGATACCAGGCAAGTTGCTCTTGGGTAATATCGAAATCGTAAAGTTTTTTGACGAGATCGATTTTATGCTGCTCGTCGGGGGTAGGATGCTGCTGACCGTAGAATTCCCAATCTCGATCTCCTCGCTCGATCCGCTGCCCATCATGCGCCCACCAGCCGATAAAGACGCACACACAATGATTTTCATCAATCCGCGCATTACGCCACATCGCTTCCCACTCGTTGTAGCCGCGAGCGGTAGATTCATAAATGTAGAGACGATCGGGATTGGAGTCGGATAGCGAACGCCGGAAAGCGATTAGACCT